GGTACATCATGTACATTGAAGGTATTCCAGCTTATCTTATTAAGACAGCTAACAGACCTACAATCGCTTTTGAAACGATTGAACTTGACCACATCAATGTTAAACGATATGTTAAAGGTAAGGGAGCTTGGGAAGAATTAGAAGTAACACTTTATGACCCTGTTGTTCCATCAGCCGCACAAGCATGTATGGAATGGGTTCGGTTATCTCATGAATCCGTAACAGGTAGAGATGGATACTCAGATTTTTATAAAAAAGATGTAACAATTAATGTATTAGGACCAGTAGGTGATAAGGTTGAAGAGTGGACACTTAAAGGTACATGGATTACCAACGCAACATTTGGTGATTTAGATTGGGCAAATACTACAGACCCAGTTGATGTAACTTTGACACTTAGATACGATTACGCAATACTACAGTTCTAATAAAAATAAATAATAAAAGGAGTTAATTATGGCAGTCATAGCAGATAAAGCTTGGTGGAAATCAAAGACAGTATGGACATCAGTTATTGCTGGTGTTGTTGGAGTAGCACAAGCAGCAGGTGTTATAGAAGCAGTACCTGAAGTTGTTTGGACATTACTCGCGGCATTTGGTTTGTACGGAGTTCGTGACGCTGTTGGAAAAGCATAATTCAGCAGTAAGTAGTATTTTAAACTGGGGATTTTAATATCCCCAGTTAGTTTTATAATAATTGGTTATATTGTATAGGTTACTATTCAATAATATTTTACATTAAAGGAGAAAAAACATGGCAGAAGATAAACGCCGGTTTCCAACAGAGGTAGTTGATTTGCCTTCTAAGGGATTACTTTATCCAAAAGATTCACCACTGGCAGGTGGAACAATAGAGTTAAAGTATATGACCGCAAAAGAAGAAGATATTTTAACTTCTCGGAATCTAATTCAAAAAGGAATTGTTTTAGATAAACTGTTGGAATCTGTTATCGTAGACGAAAATGTATCACTTAATGATTTACTATTAGGTGATAAAAATGCAATTATGATTGCAACAAGAATACTTGGGTATGGTAAAGATTATACTGTAAGTCTTACGGATCCAGATACAGGAGAAAAACAAGAGGAAACATTTGATTTAACTCAGATTGCTGATAAGAAGATTGATAAGAAATTATTTAAGGGTGGTAAAAATGAGTTTGAATTTGAACTACCATCGACCAAAATTAAAGTTTTGTTTCGTCTATTAACACATAAGGAAGAGAAAGAAATTGATGTTGAATTAAAAGCATTAAGAAAGTTTACAAAAGAAAGTGGTATTTCTTCAGAGATCACAACACGGTTGAAAAAGGCAATCGTGTCTGTTGGTGGAGATACTTCTCTTAAGCGTGTGAGTGAATTCGTAGATAATGAATTGTTATCTCGTGATTCTTTCGCGCTTAGAGAATATCTTCAAGAAATAACACCCGATATTGATATGTCGTTTACCTTTATCAGTGAAACTACTGGTGAAGATACGACTATGGATATCCCATTAGATGTTGAGTTTTTTTGGCCTGCGGGACGTAGATAAGCCCGCGATACACGAAGAAATTTTCCAACTTTGTTTTCATGGCAAAGGGGGTTTCTCATTCACAGAAGTGTATAATATGCCGACATATCTGCGCCGATTTTATATACAATCAGCTTCAAAGTTCTACAAAGACGAAAAGAAAGAATACGATAAATCATCCAAGAAAAAATCTGGTATTTCACGACCAGGTATCCCCCGAGGCTAACATTTTTTCCTATATATGATATTTATTAGTGAGTTATACTATCCTGTTTAACCAGAGAAAATCTTAAAATAAAATCATATGTAGGAGAAAGAAAATGGCTTCGTCCAAAGAAATACAAACAGAAGGTCAAGTTTTACGAGAAGGAATTTTATTAAAAATTCTTCAAAACATTGTTCAAGGTAGAACGGACAAGGTAACGAAACTTTTTGCCGAAAATCCAAGATTGGCAAGAGCTACTAAAGATTTAGACAAGGCGACCAAGAAATTAGATAAAGAATTGAAAAAATCAGGTATAAAAAGTTTCGATAAACGGAAATTAATTCGTAAACCATATTAACTTTATAAATGAAACCAGAACATAAACATAGAAAAGTGTATTGGGGTGGTATTGATAATACCACCATCCCGATGATGGCAACGGGTGCAGAACGAGAGGCAGAACTACAAAAGGAAATTTGGGACTGGGAAGAAAAGATAAAGAACTCTAAAGGTAAGAATCATGAAGAGTATATAAAGTACGTTAAAGAAAAGAAAAAGGCCCAAAAAGAATTAAATGATTTAGAGAAAAAAGGTTTAGAATCTTCAATGAAGATGAGTACTTTATCTTCTTTACAAGATAGTCTTGAAAAAAACATATCCAAATCAATAAAAGGCAGAATGGGAAATATTACGGTTATGACCGCAGATTATTATAAAATGGGATCTGCAGGACAGAAATTTTTAGAAACCCAGATGAATCTTCCAGGATTACAAGATGATTTAAATTCTGGAATTACAAAGGCTACAAGTTTATTAGGTTCTGATTCCTTGATCTTACAAAATATTGGTAAATACTATGGTGGATTACTTGAAAGTCAGGCGACAGCTGTTGATTTGACTCAAAAACTTGGTGAGCAGTACGATGATATTGGTTCAGATTCATTTCAAGATATGAGTAAAGAAGCAGAGACTGCATTAAAGTCAGCACAAAGACACAAGGATTTTATTTCAAAAGAAGCAATCCCTGCAATAAGAGAAGAACGACTGGTACAAGTAGGTAGTTATGATGATCTAGCCAAAAAGGCATTAGAAGGGATAGCCAAGAAAAGAGAAGCAGCCTACGCAGACATAGACGCATCTAAAATGAGTGCAAAGGCGAAGCGGGCGGCGATGAAGCAGATAGATAAAGATTTAATGGCACAAGAAGATTTGATTGTTAAAAATGCAGATTTAACTGAAGATCAGACAAAAGAAATACAGGAATCAGCTGATTCTGAAAAGGATTTAACAAAACAGGCAAATACCAATCTGAAAACTGCAGAAAAAAATGAAGCTACTGCTAAAAGAAATAAAATATTACATGAACAAACTGCAGCTTCCGTAGGTTTCATTGCCGGTCCACTTGAAAAGGCAAAAAGCCTTCTTGAAAGTATGCCTATGGGTGGTGTTATAAGTCAGTTTATGGGACTTAACGATATTGTAGGAGATTTTAAAGAAGGTATAACTGGATCATTTAAAGCCGCTATAGACGACCAAAATAATTTTAATCCAGGACTTGCATTTGAGAATATGAATAAACAAGTAACTGAAACTTTTGGTAAAATTGGTGAAGGGTTTAACCATTTTAAAAAGATGGGAAAAGGAATGATGAAGCCAATGTTAAAATCAATTAAAGCGATTACAATGCAAGCTTGGCAATTTGTAAAAGCCGCTTTGGCAAATCCATATGTAGCTGTTGCCGCGGCCATAGCACTTATTGGTGTTTTACTCTATAAAGCAATGAATTATGCAGAGGCAATGAGACAAGAATTTGGTGTTACTCGTGGAGAGGCCTTTGAGATACAGGCTTCAGTTGATGCAACAGCAATGAATTTTAAGATGTTAGGAGTAAGTGCTGAAGATGTTGGAACTATGGCACAAGGAATAGCTGATAGTATGGGTGGTGTTAGTAATATAACACAAGAAAATTTATCAACAATGGCAGAGTTACAAGGATTATATGGAATGTCAGCCGATTCTATAGCACCAGCAATGACCGCAATGAAAGCACTCGGAGCAGAGTCAAACGCAGCAGCATCAGCTCAGTTAGCACAAATAGGTCATATGGCACAGATGGAAGGAGTTGCACCAGCAAAAGTATTTGAAGATATTACAGCAAATATGGGAACATTTTCAAGGTTTGGTAAGGAAGGTGGTAAGAATTTAGCTGAAGCCTCAATAATGGCACGAAAACTTGGTACTTCGTTGGAGAGTATGGCAGCAACATCTGATGCCTTATTAGATTTTGAGTCAAATATTAATGACCAGATGGAAGCAAGTATGTTGTTAGGTCGTTCTATAAATATGGATAAGGCCAGAGAATTAGCATTAGCCGGTGATGTAGCAGGTCAAGAGAGAGAAATATTAAAACAAATTGGTACACAGGCTCAATGGGAAAAGATGAATGTTGTACAGAGAGATGCTTTAGCTAAAGCAACTGGTAAATCAACAGAAGATTTGGCATCAA